TTTTCATTGAGAACGTTAAAAATCTGCTTAGTGTTAATGGAGGATGGGATTTCGCCAGACTGCTCATTGAAATGGATAGGGCAGGGTATGATGCAGAATGGCAAGTGCTCAACTCCAAAGATTTTGGAGTGCCACAAAACCGGGAAAGATGTTTTATTATCGGACATCTTAGAAGCAGAAGTACCGCAAAAATATTTCCTGTCGAAAGAGCAGACAGAGAAAATAGTATTCAAATAATTGGACACAGGAACGGATATAAAAGAAATACGCAGGTATTCGTACAAGATGGAATTACAGAAGCATTAAGCACCTGTCAAGGCGAAGAAAGGGGACACCACACTGCCTTACCATGTTTCATAGATTTATGTTACCAGGGATCGCAAATGACGGAAACTGCAAGATGCTTAAAAGCAAGATACTACAAAGGCGTAGCGAACCACGCCGGACAGGATAGTGGAATTGCAATAAAAGTCATAGGAGAAGTTAATTCGTCACAAGATGGGAAAGTGCTTGGAATTGATGGAATCGCAAAATGCCATTCGGCAGGACATAACAACAATCCGAAGATAGCACTTCCGGTTCTGACACCGGATCGAGTAGAAAAGCGTCAGAATGGGAGAAGATTCAAAGACAATGGCGAGCCAATGTTTACACTTACAAGAGCAGATATACATGGCGTAGCGATTGAACCTACTGGATTTAATTGTATGCCAGATGGAACATGCAGAACATTGAAAAATCAATACCAGAAAAACAGTGGAGTAAATTTCGCTTGCCAAACAGACAGAGGTGCTACGGCTGTTGCTGTTAAGTTCAAAAACATTACAGCAAGCACAATCAGGAAAGTTGCTCCTAGAAATAAAGTTTCGATACTTAGAGGACAATCGCAAGAAAATAATTTAGATATTTGCGTAAAGGTAGCAGAAGCAACAAAACAAGGATATTCAGAGTGCAGAGTTGGTGTCGATGCTGTGAATTTATCAGTTCGAGGTAGTAAGACAAGAAGAGGAAGAGTTGGGAAAGAGATTGCAAACACACTAGACACAAGCTGCAATCAAGGGATATTTGTTCAAGTGTCGGAAGAATTGGTTGTATATGCAGTCTGGTATGAAAAATATCAGTGTTACATAGCAATCCGGAAGCTGACACCGAAAGAATGTTTTCGGCTGCAAGGTTGGTCGGATGATTATTTTAAAAAGGCTCAGTTTGTTAATTCTGACAGCCAGTTATACAAACAGGCAGGAAACGGCGTAACAGTGACAGTTATAGAAACTATAGCAAGAAAAATGAACGTAAATCTAAATTGATAGCATGTCAGTTGCTTACATGGGGAAAGTGAGGATGAAAAATGAAATTTAAAAGTAACGCCAAGTATGACGAAGAACCTAAAACTGGAAGTATTTTTGCCTTGAAATACAATTCTTTAAGAATCGTTATTCACAAATACGTCGGCTGTGGAGATACGCTGTTTCTCAACTGTAGTACATTGGGTATTTACAACTACGATCTCAGAACAGAGGATTTTGAGGAAGCTGTCAGTAAAGCAAAAGAAATTATCATGCGTGAAGTTAAGAAAATCAGAGAGGATTCATACATATTCTATTCAGACAACAATATTGAATTTGACAGATATTAGGAGGACGCAATGACAGAGCAGGAAAAGAAAGAACTTCTGGATGAACTTGAAAAACGTATGGATGAAAAATACAAAGGGTGTCTTACCAGAGAAGATGTCGGAACCACACTAAAAGCGCCGAGAGAAAAGTGGTTCAGAGACGAGAATGGAAATGGAAGATATTCTCTGATGGCAGATGCTTTTGATTCCACCATTATTTCATGGCAGGTCTGGGAAACAATCAGAAAGTTGACTTGTGTTATCTGCGGTAAGCAGTATGTTAGACAGCTTGCAAATGTAGAGAATGCGGATGAGATTGCAGAGAAACTTTGCCAGTTTGTTTATGATTTGAAGATGGATTTTAAGAAACAGGAGGGTACGGAATGAGAAAGTACACAATAAATCTTCCAAGAGGACTGGAAGTGGATATTTCTAATTTGCCAGAGGACTTCAAAGAACAGATCGAGCAGGCGTTCAGAGAGTATACATCTGGAACAGCAAAAGCGTATATGTACGTTGACAAGTTGGGATTCATTGACCGTTGCGTGGAATATTTAAACGGTAACGAGGATTCAGATGATGTTGTAAATACACTGGTTGAAGAAGCAATGATTTCTGAATGGAGAAACAATGGAGAAATCATCAAGGAAGATGATATATACTGTATTGATTTTATGGAAGATTGCTACAGAAAAGGCAATGAAGATGCAAAACTAAACTCACATTTTAGAACTGACGATCATCATATTTACGACCAGATTCAGAAAGTTCTGGTGCAGGTAATTACAATTGTAATGAATTATGAGGATAAGGAGGACGCAAAATGTTAATCAGAAGTCAGAATAAGGAAGTTTTAGCTACACTTGAACTTTTATTCGATATCGAAGTTTCGGGTGGAGTAATAAGTGCAAGAAGAGATATGAGTTGGTGCTGCTTGCTCGGAGAATATTCCACAAAAGAAAAAGCCATGAAGGTACTGGATATGATCCAGGAAGCCTATGGAGATTCGGAATACACAAAATATGTAATTCCAGAAGTATGTAGGATATTAAGTATGAAGCAAAAAACGGAAGAAAACAAAGCACATGCAGGAGAACTTGGAGAAATGCTCAAAAAAGGAATGACGTTCCAGATGCCAGAGGATAGCGAGGTGGAAGCATGAAATATAAGTGCGTAAAGGCGTTCATGTTAGATAGCTATGACGATGATGGGTTTTACATTGAAAATTGTATAGAAATTAAGGTTGGCGAAACCTATGAAGTTGGAAATGAAAATTTTATCGGCGGAGACATTCGTCTTAACGGCATAAATACAAACAAGTGGATTGAGATATCTCAAGAAATGTTGGATGAGTATTTTACAGAGGTGGTTGTATGAGCAGAGTACGAACCAGATTAGAACAATACAAAACTGAGATAGAAAATAAATCACAGTATAAGCATGGGCTTCCAGGGAGTGCGCTGGATATTGTGAATACTCTTCTGAATGATTTTGAACAGGACGAGAAAGAAAACGGGTGGATTCCAGTCAGTGAGAAATTACCGGAAGATGAAAGAGAGTATCTTGTAACTCTTGAAAAGGTATATGGAACACCTGAAATATTCATGGGAATTGCGAGTTATTTAAAATTTGGGAATGATGGATACTGGAACGAAAAGAAATATGGGTATCTTGAATGGGATAAATATTCAGATGGGCATGGAGGAACAACGATGTATAAAGTTATTGCCTGGAAGCCGCTTCCAAAACCATATGAGGAGGGCTAAATGGGATATTGTAAATTAGACTGCCCAGACGGTGAAACAGAGTGCTGCATTTGCTGTGAGAAACAGGATTCCTGCCAGTGCAGATGTGATGATATGGACAGTTATGAATATGCAGAGGAATGCGAAGATTATATCAAGGATGAAGAAGCATGATTACATTCTTATTAGGATTCGCCCTTGGAATCATAGTCGGAGTGGTCGGTCTTGTATGCGTAGCGATCATGTACGATAAACACCACTCAGACAAATAGAAAGGAGAATGGTATGTTGACAAGGAACAAAAAGCTGAAAGACTACGGTATTCCGGCAGAGGACATTGAAAAACTGAACACGATGCTGAAAGACTTCCCGGCAGAGTACGGATACCTGCTTTCCAGTGCTGCATTGTCAGCTTGCCCGAAGAACACGGTGATAGCGGATATGGTTATTGAGAATATCCTACACCGGAAAAGCTACAGGAAAATCAGCAAAGAAAGATATATCCCGATGAACCCGAAAGACTTCTACGGATACAGGCGCAAGACCGTCGCTGTACTGTATGAGAGGATGCGGCTGTTGGGAGTATGGGAGGAAAAATAAATGAAAGAATATAAATGTCCAAAGTGCAATAGTAAAAACCTTTTTGTCAAGAAAGTTGGGAATAATACGGGATTGTATTGCGGGGATTGCGGTGCATGGATTAAATGGGTCGGGAAAAATGAGCTGAGAGCGTTTGAATATTTAACTAAGCAGAAACACGTAGACGATGCTAATAGCAAACAAGACGATATTGCAAGCATCATTTACGGCACTCTCGATCATATGTATTGCGATAATTGCAGATTCAATAGCGAAATTAAAGAAAGTGATAATGGTGAATGGAACTGTGATGAATGCCACAGAAAATATAATGGATGGGGAGTTTCCATGCAGGAAAGTAATAAAATTGCAAAAGAAATTTTAAAACAGTTAGGAGAATAGAATATGAGCAGACTGATTGATGCAGACGAATTAATCAAATACATCAAAATTTGGGAAATTGGCACAAGTATTAGTTCTGACCAGAAAGAGTTTATTGATTGTGTTAACAGACAGCTGACAGCATTTGATGCGGAAAAAGTTACGGAATCGCTTATGGACAGATTTCGTGTTGTTTCCAATGATGAGGACTTGGAATGGAACAGAGCTATAGATTATGCTATTAAAATCTTAGAAGGTGGTGGAGTTGAATGAGAGAAATTCTTTCCAAGGCAAAGCAGATTGATAATGGTGAATGGATAGAAGGGAGCCTCATAGATTTAGACATTGACAACGGATATTGTTATATTGTTCCACCGTATAAAAAAGCGAGTATATTGCCAATCATCTTTTTAATAACAGACAGAATGAAATTGGTTGATCCAGAAACCCTCTGCCGGTTTACAGGACTTTGCGACAAGAACGGAAATAAGATTTGGAAGAACGACATTTTGATGTGTCATGGAAACCCAAAAGACCTTGTAAAAGCGGCATTTGGAGAATTTGGTGTAAGAAATATTGAAACCGGCTCCATAGTAGACAAAGTTGTCGGATGGCATTATGAGGTTGTTCCGACAGATGCAATCAGCAGATGTGAACCATTCTGCTGGCCAATGCCATTGACAGAATATTATATCGAAAGATGCGAAATGGAAGTAGTTGGAAATATTTTCGATAATAAAGAACTATTACAGGAGGTGCCGGAATGAGTAAATCAGTATTAGTGATTGATACACCGGAGAATTGCGGAAAATGTAAATTTATAAGCGGATTTTGGTGCAGAGCAATGGATGGTAGGAGAGTTCCAAACAATGATGTAATCCCTAATTGGTGTCCATTGAAGCCACTGCCGGAGAAAAGTACTACCGAGAATGATATGACGGATTATCAGCGCGGGATGGTCGATGGTCGAAATCAGTGCATTGATGAGATTGTATGAGAGGTAGAGCAGATGAGCAAGAAAGTAAAGTGTTGTGAATGCGATTCTTTTATGGGATGGGCTTTGCCAAGAGGGGTAGATAAAGACAATTACGAATATGCGAAAGAAGTTTTGAAGTTAGCATCTACTACAGGAATATGTGAATATACCATGAAAACCAAGGCAAGGTCGCATGAGCAGTATTGCAGAAAATTTAAAAAAGACAAGTTTTTAGAACGACATAACGATTTTTTTAAAGATGAAATTTTAAAACTTGAAAACATGATCAAGGAATATGAAAAAGAAAATTTTGTGGAAGTAGACGAATCATGGAAAGCTCATTTTATGAGAAGATTTCAAGAGGTGAAGTAGATGGAGAGATTAACAGAAAGATATGATATTACGCCAGACGGAGAATCAGATGTCTGGGTTAAACAGCACGATTATATTTCAGCGGCGCGAAAGCTTTGTGATTACGAAGACTTAGAAGAACAGGGCTTGCTTGTGAGATTGCCGTGTCCTATTGGCACAACTGTATGGGACATATGCGGCATGGATATTCGGGAAAACGTGTTAAGTGGAATTGAATGCGGCAAAGATGGTAAACAGTTTTTGTGGGCAAACCATGATGAATGGCTCGGAGAATTAAATGATTTGGTATTCCTCACTCGTGAAGAAGCTGAGAAGAAGTTGGAGGAGATGAAGAATGGCTGAATATGTTAAAAAGTCAGATGTAATAAAAATCATGGAAAATAATTCTCACATGATAGAGGTATTTGGAGTTAAAAAGAAAATGATTGACGGATTCGCAATGGGTTGTGATTTCGCAGATCTGGAAACTGTCAGTATTGAGGAGGACGATAATGAGGATTAACATGAAACCAGAAGAAGCAAAAGACATATTATCCGATATGAGAGACCAGCATTTATGTTTCATTGAAAGTTCTGAAAACAAAGATGAATGGCAGAAAAAATATCTCAAGGAAGCATGGGCGTGTGATTCCGGAGCAAAAGCATTGGAAAAGCAGATTCCATGCAAACCTGAAGAATATGTTCCAGATTTTCCGTACAATATATTTTCCACTCAAAAATGTGCGAAATGCGGAACACCTGTTATTGGTAAAAAAATAAGCAAGTACTGTTCTGAATGCGGGCAGAAAATTGACTGGGGAGAGGAGTGATAGATAATTGGCAGAAGTAAAATGGATTAAAATGGCAACAAACATTTGGGATAATAGAAAAATTGTTCAAATTGAATCCCTTCCAGATGGAGATACGATCATTGTTATATGGTTAAAACTTTTGTGCCTTGCCGGGACAACTAATGATTCTGGAATGGTTTATTTTACAAAAGAAATACCATATACAGAACAAATGCTCTCCACACTGTTTAATCGACCTCTGGCAACTATACAGTTTGCTTTAAAGGTGTTCCAAGAATTCGAAATGATATCAATTATTGATGATTTTTTACAGATTTCCAATTGGAAAAAATATCAGAACATCGAAGGCATGGACAAAATTAGAGAACAGAACCGAATCAGGAAGCAAAATCAGAGAGAAAGGCAAAAAATTATGATTGAACAAGATATGTCACGTGACATGTCACGTGACGTCACGCAACAGAATAAGATAAAGAATAAGAAAGAAGATATAGATAAAGAGAAAGATAATAAATTAATAGTATCTAAAGATACTATTTGTCAGACTGATGTCCGACGCGTCATCGAAGAATGGAACAAATTACAGGAAGTTGGTATCAATCCAATACGCGATATTAAACCATCATCAAAAAGATATCAGTTACTCAAAGGGCGAATCCGTGAATACGGAATTGATGAAGTCCTTAATGCAATCAACAACGTTTGCAACAGTGATTTTCTGCGAGGAGAGAATAACCGCGGATGGATGATAACATTTGACTGGTTCGTAAAGCCGAATAATTTTACAAAAGTTTTGGAAGGAAACTACAATGTTATAAAAGGAGGCGACATCAAGCATGGAACCGGTAGAACAGCTCAAGCGCATGTCAAACCGCTTATCCCATTCGATCAATGCGGAGGAAGCGAAATCTCAGACACACCATTTGCAGACTGATTGTCCTGATTGTGGCGGTTCTGGTTGGATATGGTCAAGGGATGATAATGGCGTTCCATATTGTGAAGAATGCCATTGCGGAATCAGAAAGAAGATGATCATGCAGAACCAGCTACAATTTGCTGAAATGCCGGATATGTACAAGGAATGCAGATTTTCAAATATGAAAAGCAGCGTGTATCAACTTCCAGAAAGTAAGGAAATATTCATACAGGCGGCAAAAGCTGTTAAATATTGGCTCGAAAATATCCAACAGATGCAGAAACAGGGAATTGGGCTGTACATATATTCAAATACTAAAGGCTCTGGAAAGACAAGGCTTGTATGTAGCATGGCAAATGAGATGATAGAAAAGCATCAGAAATCGGTAAAATTCACAACATCCCTAAAAATTCTTGATGAGATAAAGTCAACATGGGGAGAACGAGGAAAAAACGCAGAGAATAAGCTGATTAGTGATTTGACTTACGCGGATATCTTGATTATTGACGATTTTGGTGCGGAATCTGGGAAAGATTGGATTAATGAAAAATTCTACGGAATCATCAATGGTCGGTATGTGGACAAGAAAACCACAATTTTCACCAGTAATTATCCTATTTCCCGATTGAAATATGATGACCGCATTACGAACAGAATTTTAGAGCGATCATTGGAAATCCCTTTTCCTGAAGAATCAGTCAGGGAACACATAGCGGATGCAATGAAACAGGAACTTATCAAAAAGATTCAAGGCGGTGAAAATGGAAAACAAGCGTAAACCGTGGATAAAATTGACGCCACAAGAAATTCAGAATTTGACTAATCGTCAATGCACAGACTGCAAGTTCTATCCGAAATCAAACGGCACATCAGGGAAAATGCAACCGTGCGATTATATTTTTATGGTCGGCCATAGTCGAGGATGTGACCCAAGAGATTGCGTAAAAGAAGGCAAATTTGAATATGCAGCAACAAAGAAAAGGAGAAAAGCATGGAGGGCAAAGACGAAAAGTTAGATATCACGCCAGAACTGGTGCTTATATGTAGGAAAGTAATACGACAATACGCAAAGCAAATTGGTAGGCATGATTGCCACAAATGCATTATATATGCAGAATGCGAGCATGACTTTGCCAGATGCCCGGAATTATGGAAGGACATCAGCCTATGAGAAGAATCAGCGAAATGTACAAGCGTTCGGGCGGTACGAACTATGAACATCAATGCTTTGAATGCACGATGTTTAAAAACGCTAAAAGATGCAAATGCTTAAATTACGAACTGGATGCTGACTGGAATCCAAATTGGACAGCCTGCAAATTTTTTACAAAAGATGAAATAGAAGAAATACAAGGACAGATGAATATTTTTGATTTTGTGAAATGAGAGGTGAGCATATGGCAATTGTTACGATTGATGGGAAAGAAATTGACATCGAACAAATTGAACTGCCAGAAGAAATTATTAAAATCATAATTGAATGCTTAGGTTGACCGCAAAAATATTGTAGTGTAAAATGTGTCGTAACATGATATGTGCGGCACATTTCTACACAAAGGAGGAATAGTCATGGAATGTGTTGCGTATTTGCGTGTATCAACAGAAAAACAGGCCGAAGAGGGAAATGGATTAGACAGTCAGAAAAGAGATATTGAAAATTATTGCAGAAAAAATCAATTGATTATATCTGATTGGTACGAGGAT